CCTCCAGTAGCTTTTTGCTCCTGACGTAATCATGCTTCGGGAATTTCAAAACATAGACTCCTGGACAGGATTTGCTGGCTCTGGCTCAAACAGTTGGCCTTGTGCTACGGCTTGCTCGATGCGTTTACAGGCGATGTCAAAGTATTTTGGCTCACGTTCAATGCCAATAAACTTACGTCCTAGCTGGATAGCAGCAACTCCTGTTGTTCCGCTTCCCATAAATGGGTCAAGAACCGTGTCAGCTTTTGGGCAAAGTTCAATTACCCACTTCATGACCTCAACTGGCTTTTGTGTTGGATGGTAGCGTTCCTCGCCACCCTGCCGAATCATCCCGTTCCAGCGCCACTGAATGCGGCGAACAGCCTTGGGCCAATTCGTCCAGGCCAGCTCGCAGTCGGCAAAGTCGTTGTCGCCGTTCAGCTTGTCCCAGACCAGCCAGCACGATGTCGGTGGCAGGTCAAAATAGTTGCCGCCAAACAGAGTAGACCAAGTGCCAAGGCTGCGGATTGTGTCAATCAGCGCACCATCAGGCGGTGCCTGATCCCAATCAAATTCACCGTAATCACGTTGATCTGCCAGAGCAGCCGATTTGCCACCAGCCTTGCGCTGGCGAGATGCAACCTTCTTGCTGCTTTCACCAATGCCATAAGGCGGATCAGTAATCACCGCATCCACCTTTGGCAGCGTAGGCAGAATGTCCATGCAGTCGCCAAGGTAGAGCGTTGCATTGCCGATTTGCTCAATTCTCATCAAAGTTCCCCACACTTGTAGGCGACCAATTAACACCACGCTCATCACCGAAAGCATGAGCCAGTGTTATCAGGTCGGACATTTCTTCCTTAGTCATTCCACTGGTGCTTGATCCGACCATCACGAAACCACCATCTATTCCAGGAATCGCCTTCTGCTTTTTCAGGCCAGCAGTCAGCAAGTCCTTGAATTCCTCTTTGGTCAGCTTATGGCCGTACCACTCAACTTGTTTTGATAGGTCAGTCAGGCAAGACCAAAGCAGAGCATTCTGATCTAGGCTTCGCTTCTCACGCTTGATCGTCAGTTCAAGCTTATGCCCTGCGCTCAAAGCTGCTTTGATTTGCGCCCATAGTTTTGTCAATTCTGTTCTTGCTTGCGTTTCTGAATACAAGTGTAGTTGCATTAAAACTCTCCATTTGTTTTAACTTCTTCATTTTTTCTCTATATCTACGATTCACATCAGATTGAGATAATCTAGGCTTTTTCATATCTTTACCAGCGCCTAATTTATAGACTTTTCTGGTTCTATTTCCTCGACTATCTTCCTCCCAGTCGCATACATGAACAATTCCAGCTTTGTGAAAGACATTCATATAACCACGAACAGTATTTATTGTTAATCCTGTCTTTTCTACTAACTCATAAGCTGTGTAGATTCCCTCTTGCGCAGCTTTGAGCATTTCTGCGATTGCAATAGCATTTACTCTGATAATTTTCTTTTTCATTCCAATTCTTCTTTGATGCAAACATGAACACTGGAAATAGTGTCGTATCTTTTGGTAACGTGAAGGCTTACAACCTGGCGATCATCTTTGTAGACAATCCCGTTACAAGCGTCTAGGATTTGCTTGGCTACGTTGTCAATGTCTCCAAGGTTCTGTCCTGTTGGCCTCTCAGAGCCGTTTAAACAGGCTTCACGGCGTTTTTTCGTGTAGCTTGGTGGTATTGCATAGTTGATGTAGATATAAGCCGCTACGGGCGTTTCCAGAGGTTCTGACGTACCCATCGCAGACTTCGCCATAAGAGCCACTTCAGTATCGTATGCAAGCGATTCTTTTGGTGTGTATGCATGGCCGTATCTTGTGACTCTTGGGCGCTTCTTTGGGACTGGTTGTCCGTAGACGCTGAAAATTACTTGAAATGTCAATCCAGTTCTCCTGCCTTCATTTGCTTCATGTAGTGAATTACTCTTTCAACAGCACCACGGCCAAAACGCTTTTCAATCCATTCAATCCGATCTGCTGTCATTACTTTCTTTCCTGTGAAAGAAAACGTGGCAAACATTTCACGGGCCAGGGCTTGCTCAAGTTGAACCCTATCTGACGGGTTTTCTATTGATTTCCTGCTATGCGCCATTTTCTTTCCACGCTTTCAATCTTTCCAAATGCAGAAAGATATGTGATAACGCTTACTAGCTGCTTGTCAGTCCAGCCTGTGATCTCTCGCAACTCCTGACGGGTTAGTGCGCCGTGTTCAAGTAGTTTCGTCAATGCGTAGCTTCTTGTCATTGGTGTTTACCCTCAAATTTGTTTTGTTGCGTTTCTCATGCTTGCAACTAAATCACGAAGGTTCGCTGGTGGAGGAACAGCCTTTTTCCTATCTTCCTCGATCTTCAGCAAAGCAGGGTCAGGGCCAGTTGAACCAGGAACCGTCACACGGGCTATGTCGGCAGTTTGTTGGGCAAAGGTAGTTCGCTCTTGAGGCTTTATCCAATCTGCCTTTAAACCTTGAGAACCACGGGTACACCACTCGATCAGGAATTGCTGAAGCGTCCAGCCAATCTTTGCCGCTTCTTCCCTAGCTCCGTCAATGGCAGTTTCGGATACTGTTGTACCTTTGCGTTTCCTAAGTGCTACCCAATCATCCCAGACTTTTTCACTGACATCATCAGGGCGTGGCGCGACAGCGCTTTTCTTCTCTTTCTTCTTCTCTGTCTCTGCCTCTTTCTCTGTCTCTAGAGCATCATGTTGATATCGCTCTGATATCGCGCTGATATCATCTTGTTCCAGCCAGTGAGACAGCTTGTAAACACATTCATAAGTTTGCTTTTCAGACATTCTCAGCCTGAAGGCCAAGACTTTCAAGTCAGGCAGTACGCCATCATTCTCGCTAGCAATTAGCCAGCACATCACAAGCACTTTGCTAGCAAGCGGGTCTAGCTGATGCCATTCAATGTCATCCAGGATATCCCGATACAGCTTTATCCACGGTGGCCGACGATCTTTGAAATGCTGGAAGTTGGCCCAGTTCTTGATCCTCATTTCAACTCCAATAAAAAACCCCTGAAAGCTGGTGGGACAAGCACCAAACCTTCAGGGGTCAGCCTGTGACGGCTTAGGTGTATCCGCATCTTGTCCATGCGACACCTAAACCGTCATTGCTTAAATTCTACATCACTTCGGCGGTTTGCCAAAGTAGATTTTTGTCTTGTTATCGTCCATCAGCTTGAACGTGATTGTCCAGCCTTGCTCTTTCAGGTCACTTAGCCTTCTGTGTGGACTCACTGACGGAAGGGCTTTCACGATCTCGTAGGACTTCACACCCTGCTTGCGCTGGAGAAGTTGTTTGAGAATTTCCGCTTGTGTCTTGGGTTTCCTGCTGAAGAACATTTTTTCGCTTTCCAAAGATTAAATCAAAGTTTGCTGCGTACTGCTCAAATGCAACATCGAATGGTCGTGGACTTGACCCTTTCCCTGCGCTCATTGTTTTACCCTCATCATCTTACGTTGTTGATCGTCTGAATCTTTCACATGAAAATAAGCGCAGTAATCGCATTTGTATGCAACTGATTTTGCGCCTTGCTTTCTGCTTGTGACCATGTTGGCAAGTTCCATTGTTGGATATTTATGCTTGCCTTGGCAAATTCTTGCTGGACAAGAATCACCCTGGTTGCAGTTGTTATTGCATGGAGGGCATTTCATATCGAAACTCTCGGAAGAATTCTGCGGCTTGCTGACATAATTCCAAACTTACGTCCAGCTTCTGTTGCTGCGATCTCGCCAGCAGAGTAAATTCCCTTGGAAAAATTTTTCCAATCAAAAGCATTGTTTCTACTCTTGAATGTTCCATCTTCCCATTGAGCAGAATACGTCTTTGCTTCAACTGGAACAAATTTCTTGTTTGTCAGTTTGTAGTATGTGATTTTTCTACCATCAGGACGAACATAGAATCCATCTGCTTTGATGTATCCATCTGCCAAAAGAGAATTCTTCACACACAGAGCGCCAATATCTGAATGATTCCTCATGTGAGAGTAAATTCTTGTGTATAGTTTTTTGCCATCCTTGAGGTATTCAAGAAAGATTTGTTTTTCTTTAAGCATAAAATTGTTCGATGTGAATTTCTTTGTTGATGATCTTCTCAATCGAAGAAGCTAACACAGCAACCATTGCGGCATCTATGTCACCAGGATGGTCTACATAGTTCTTTACCAGCGAAAACGCATAGTCAATCAGTGCGTTAGCGGCTTCAGATTCGGATTGTTCAGGGTTCATGGCGCAAGATTAGCATAAGTCAACAAGCAAAACACTAGGGAAAGTACCTATAGAAATCATCTATTTTTATGGCAAAGTAGAGGCTCCAACAACCAATGAACTGTATGAATACAACCTTTCTCAAGCTGGCTCGACAACACTTTGATCGACCTTACATTCCTCGCCACATTGTTCGGCATAACTGCCGACAGTATGTCCGATCCATTCGTTTCCTTGGAGACAAATGGCTTTTGGCTAACAAAGTGGAGAAGCGGGCATGAGTAACAACACAGGCGGGCCAGCGTTTCCTACTGGGTACGACAAGGAAAAAGGCATTACCATGCGCGATTACTTTGCGGCCAAGGCGATGCAGTCAATTATTTCATCAAAAACATGGACTGGCGACATTGATGACACTGTTGAAGATGCATATAAATTTGCTGACGCTATGCTGAAAGCAAGAAACTAATCAAGGAATTGAAATGAAAGTCTACCAAGCAATCAACAAAGTCCAAGCTGAACTGTCTGTCCTTGGCATCACAAAAGATCGTAGAAACAATCAAGGTACTGGATATAACTTTCGTGGCATCGATGATGTTTACAACTCAATCGCACCATTGTTGTCTAAGCATGGATTGTGTATCCTTCCTAGAGTTCTTTCCCGTGAATGTGTAGAAAGAATCTCTAAGTCTGGTGGCGCACTGTTCTATACAACAGTAGATGTTGAATTTGACTTTGTATCATCGGAGGATGGCTCTAAGCACGTTGTAAAGACGTTTGGAGAGGCGATGGATTCTGGTGACAAGGGAACAAACAAAGCAATGTCAGCGGCTTATAAATACGCTTGCTTCCAGGCTTTCAGCATCCCAACAGAATCAAATGAAGATACAGAATCGCAAACGCATGAGGTTAAGCAAAAAATCTCAAACGCTCGATTCTCAAAGGCAATTGATGCGATCAAAGATGGAAAATACACCACAGACAAACTACGTCAAGATTTTGAACTGACTGACGAGCAAGAATCTGTACTGCTTGGGGCTTTGGCAAATGCTTAAATTCCGCGCATCAAGCCTTGCGGAGATCATGACCGATGGAAAGTCCGGTGGGCTTTCTGTCGGTGCAAAGACTCATATCCAGCAACTTGCCAAAGAACTCGTCTACGGGTACGACAAGCGATTTTCTTATAAGTACATGGACAAAGGTATCCAGGTAGAAGACAAGTCCATTAAACTTCTAAACTCTGTTATGTTCACTGACTACAAAAAGAACACAGAGCGCAAAGAAAACAACTGGATCACTGGTGAATGCGACATCTTCACCGGAGACATGATCTACGATATTAAATCGTCTTGGTCTTTAGATACGTTTCCTGTGCTGGCTTCTCAAGGTGAAGATAAAACCTATGAGTGGCAGCTTCGGGCGTATATGTGGCTTTGGAATGTTGATAAGGCAGCAATCGCTTACTGTCTCGTCAATACGCCAGAGGATTTGATCGGCTATGAGCGTCAAGAGATTCACATGGTCGATCATATCAATCCTGAGTTACGAGTTACGTTTGTTCGCTATGAACGTGATAAGTCGCTTGAGGAAAAAATCCAGTCCAAAGTAGAAACAGCCCGTCTGTACTATCAGGAAGTAATTGAACAAATCTCAAAGGAACATTCGTGAATTCACTAACCATTGCAGGCAATATCTCTAAAGATGCCGAAATCAGATATACAACTGGAGGCGATCCAGTCTGTAATTTCTCTGTTGCAGATTCACAAGGCAAAGATCGTGAAGCTGTATTCTGGAATTGTGGCTTATATGGTAAGCGGGCAGAAAGTCTTGCTAAGTATCTTGTCAAAGGCCAGGCAGTGACTGTTGCTGGCAATGTGACAACGAACAAATACACCGACAAGAACGGTATTGATCGTATTGGATACAACATCCGTGTGAATGAAATTGCGCTTCAGGGTGGGCGCAAGGAAGCTGAATCACCCAAACAAGAGCGTCAAGCTAAAGAGTTTGACGATGATGTCCCTTTTTGAGGAATTGAAATGAAAAAAGCACTTATCGCTATTTGGATTGCCGCCAGCACTACGATGGTTTGGGCATCTTGCACCACTCACACGATCATGTCAAATGGCCGTATGACAACTTGCACGACTTGCTGTTTTGGCGGTTCGTGCACGACCAACTGTTTCTGATTACTGGCCGAAAGCGGATGCTGCCAGCGCAAGCCTCACTCATCCGGGGCGGCAGACGTAGCGAGTAGGCCAACTTTTTAACTTGGAGAAATTATGATTTTCGATATTGCACCCAACGAAGCCGCATTCATTGTTCGCGTGATCGGTCAACTCCCAACAGAATCTGGCGCATATCCTCTGCATCAGAAACTCGTTTCTCAGTTCAAAGAACAAGAGAATGATGATGAGCCTATGCAAGTCGGAGAAGTTCAATGAGTTTTGCAGATGTAGAAAGCGACATCATTCGCTGGTCTGAGCAAAGACGAATCATTCCTAACAGCACACCTACAGCGCAACTGCTCAAAGCGTTTTCTGAAATGGGAGAACTTGCAGATGCAACCGCTAAACAAGACCGTGAGGCGATTATTGATGCTGTTGGCGATGTTATGGTATGCCTGGTTAATTATTGCGCTCTTGCTGATCTAGATTTAGTTCAATGTATGTATGTCGCGTATGACCAGATCAAACATCGCAAAGGAACGTTGCTTCCTTCTGGTGTCTTTCAAAAAGAAGCATGATGCAATTCAGACCGATTTCTCTTGATGTGTGCAGGTGTGATCCTGAGTATCCAGATCACTATTGCCAAAACTGTAAAAGGTACATCAATCATCCAAAGCAAACAATGGGTGAAACAACTCCTGTTGTTTTGGTTGAGACAAGTCGGTCTGAATCCTGTATGTACATCCCAATTTCATTAATCAAATGATTCAAGACGTTTTAGAACAGCGTGGCAATCGCTATGGCGAGTTCATCAACAATGCAAAGTTCACGCACTTTGTCAAAGAAGAAATGCGGAATTCACCATCTTGGAAAAAGATGTACGCAGACCAGAGAGAAGCTCTGGACATGATTGCTCACAAGATGGCAAGAATTGTCAATGGCGATCCAGACTATGAAGACTCATGGACTGATATAGCTGGCTATGCAACACTAGTTGCAGAAAGACTTAAGAATTCAGCACATCAAAAGCATGATTGATATGCTTGATTCTGTCATCAAGACCTATGGTTCCACCGTTGATCTTTTTGGTCATCTTAGTGAAATCACGCAAGTCAGCCAGTTCGTTTAACTTGTGCGTTTCCCAAAAGTATCCTGCGGACAATGCAGCATATTTAGGAGTTGCCAACAGGTCAGGCTCCATGATGAGATCAACACCCAAGGCTTTACCAGTGTGGTAATACTGTGCTGATCCTGTACTTTGTAGGCATCCACGACCACGGAACCGATACCCGTCTCCAGAAGCCTCGTCGCGGTTTCCCATGCGGTTAGCGTAGACAGAATTGGCGATCTTCTTTGGGTTCTTTTCGTATTGTTTGGCGAACTCAAGAGTAGGGAACCGCTTAGGCCATATCCGCATCAGAGTCTCAGCCCGATACTGAAGATTCTCCTCTAGGATTTTGAAGTTTGCGCACTCATGCCCACACTGCCCAATGAAAGAAGCCTGACGGATAGGAGTATTGATTCCATAGCGTTCAAAAGTCTCGTTCAGAGGCTCCAGCCACTTCTCATCAATTTTCAGGTGCTTGAGTTTGTCAGCGGTTAGCATTTAGCTGCTCCCTTACCTG